ATGCTTTTTGATTAGTATGCTTTAACTCCTCAATTGCTTTTTTAACTGTGGTATCTAAATAGGGATTGTTCTTAAAAGTAGTGAAGTATCTGCTACAATCACTCATAGTTCTTATCCAATGGTATGGTGATACAGTAGGGTTATAACTTAATATGATTGGGCCTGTTGTACGAATTTGTAATTGAAAATAAGATTCACTATCAATTTCCTGTGCTTCCTCTAGCCATAAGATAGTACTCTTTAATCCTCTTAACTTTTCAGCATCATCGGTTGATATGAATTGTATTATTGAATCATTATAGAACGTATATATTCTATCTGATATATTAAAATCATTTTCATTCCATATATCTAACAATTGCATAACATCCTTAAAATCCTTCATTACAGTCCTTTTAAGCGATGGTATTGTTTTTCTTACTATTGTTATTATCTCTTTCTTTTCAAGCGCTTTAACGATACACCATTGAAGTAATGCGTATGTCTTACCACTACGAGTTCCTCCAATATGATGTGTCACTCTTGTTGGTGAGTTATCCTGATTGGTATAAGTGATGGTTGTATTAATTTCCAGATTCATCTATTATCTTTTGAGTTACATTTACAGTAATCTGCTCTATCCTTTGATTCACCTCTGCTTTAATTTCACTTCTACTCAACTTAGGTATTGTATATTCTAATAGCTTAAATGCTAATTCTAATGCTGCTTGTGGGTCTTTCTTCTTAATCTCCTCCAAATCTTTTGATAAGGTAGATAGGGTATTATCCACTGCTCTTGCTATTGAAAGCTTAACCATCTCCGTAGAACGATTCACTGCTCCTTTCGGTCTTCCCTTACTCATTTTGTTACCAGCTTCAAACTTAGCCATAGTTTCGTTATTTATCGTTATTTATATAATCTAACACAATACCTCACCTTTGTAGTGAACGTATCAGGATGCCACCTTAAAATTAGGTAGTAACCTATTTTACAATACCTTCTTAAATACTAACAGGTACTCATGCACTTTAGCTGAGTATTTCCATTTAGCAGAGTTACTCTCTACGATTGGTGTTAATGGTGATGGGTTATGTAATATGATTGTATCCCAATGTTTAAATCCAGCTTTCTTAAATCCACTAATAACATCTCCATGATAGTTTACAAATCCACCCCATCTATGTTCACTTCTAAAATCACCAACCACCCAACATGCGTATCCATCTTCTTTTAATACTCTCCAACAATTTTGGATACACTCATCTATTTTGATAATGAAATCCTTATACTTTGGTATGGCTGTCAATTGTTTAGGAGTTATTTCATAGTATTCTAATTTGTGATATGGTGGACATGTTAGTATCATATTGCCGTAATCATTTGGTGTCCCTTCCATTACCACTCCATCGCCTAATATAATCTTAGGTGTTAATCCTAATCCCTCTATGTGTTGTGTAATTCTATTGTATGTGTTAGGTGATATCTCATAACCTTCATATCTTCTACCTAATGTTTCAGTTACTACTGCTCTAGTTCCCCAACCTGCAAATGGGTCTACAATAATATCTCCTTCATTACTCCATTGCTTTATAATCTCCTCACATAACTCTGCATTAAATTGTGAGTACTTAATACCACTTGCTTTATCGCCTGATGATGGTTTCTTTATTTCCAAATCTATGTATGCATTATCCCATCCATTCCTCTTACCAATTTGTATTACTGATTTCATTTAAAAGGATTTTCTATTGTTTCCCTTAAATGCTTCTTAGCTCTTTTGATTTGTGTGAAGGAGGTTGATTTACATATCTTAATCTCTGCTGATAACTTTTCTAATGTCATCTTATCATCAAAGAAATATAGTTGTGCTAATTTAGATGCTGGCCATAGTTTAGTTCTTTCCATATTCTTTAGTTCTTCTATTACCTGATTGTATGCTGTATCTATCTTCTCATCTGAATCTATATCGTATTCATTATCAGGTGTGTCCGATTCCGTATTGGCTTGGTATTGAATCTTCTTATCTCTCTTTACTTTGTTTAGGAATCTACTTTTAAGAAATGAGTAACAATACATTACATTAAATGATTGTCCCCACCATAAAGCAGGATTAACTCTTTCTCCTAAGTAAACATAAAGTTCTCCTACTAAATCTTCTGCTACATCTTTATCCTTTACAATATTGAATGTAGCTGCTAATAGCCATTTGTGAGATTCTTTATACAATACTTCTAATCGTTTTGTATTTTCTAATCTCTTATTCTGCATCTTTAGTTCTTACAAATTGTCTCAAGTCCGAAACACATAATCCCCATAGACCGGCTGATGATTTACAACTGCAAGGTTGATTGATTCTTTCACCTCTTATACGATTACATTTCTCCCATAGAGTACCCATTAGATGCTCAGGTAAGAATGATTTAACTCCTTCTAAGTGTTCTCTTAACTCTTGAAACTCTTGTAAGTTAAGCGGTGCGTATTTGCTTTCTGGTACAGGTGCTGTTTGTTCTGACATATATTATAATTTAATTCCTTCTTTACATCCGCATAACTCATTTAGATATATTCTTCTCCTTTCACATCCACAATCATCTAAGTTAAAGAATCTTTTAGCTATCCATCCTGCTAAATCTTTACCATGCCCCAATGTGATTACGTTTATTAATCCATCTACTATGTTTCCTAATTTAATTATACACATTTCTATTTGGTTTAGTTACTGTATGATAGTGAGTAATGTTTTGTTGTCTTGTCATATACTCTAAGTTATCAGGATGATTATTATGTTTGTCACCGTCTTTGTGATTAACTTCTAAACCTTTAGGAATCTTACCTAAAAATGTTTGAGCTATCAAACGATGCCCACGTCTCCATAATCTTTGTTTGTTAGGTCCTTTACCTATGAATAATCCATAGTATAAATACCCTGATGGGTGTGTGCGTGGTTTAAGTACTCTTAAATCTCCTTTAGGATTGTATCTAGGAGATATCTTTGTTGTATAGATTAATCCATCATTACCAGCGTAGTAATCAGGAAATCCTTTTAAATCTTTAATTTCAATCTTTGCCATTGTATATTATTTTGTATGTATAAATATTAGTAGTTTAGAAAAGCAAGCATAAAAAAGAGAGACTGGAAATGACACCAGCCTCTCAAAATATAGGGTAAGCTGAAGGAGGATAAAATATAAAAATGGCAATTTAGATAAGAAAAAGACCTCCAGCTTATTATAAGTATTCAAACGTAACATATTGTCCCTAATCTTTTTTATCTTCTTCTACTCTAATGTAGTTTTTTAATTCTTCTGCTGGGATTTCAAAATCAATATCACCAACGTTCTCTGCATACTTTGATGCTAATTTAGCCCAATCTAAATTCTCAAATACAAATGCCATTTCTTCTTTGGTCACTTCATTTGATTTCTTACTTAAGATTTCATTCAAGTTCATATTATTTATTTTTTAATTCTTTTAGTTTTTTACGAGTGATTTCAATCTCTCTATTTAATGCATCCAACTTATATGTTGTAGCAAATTTAGTTTCTAAATACTCTGTATCTAATACGTCAACAAAGCATCTTCTTAATTCTTCTGCTAATTTATTCTTAGATTCATTTTGAACTTTAGCTTCGTCATAAGCTTTCCAATCAATTGATGATTCTTTAATTCCTTTGAATGTAGGTCTATCTACATAAGCCTGTAAATCTTTAATCAATTCAGTAGCATCTTCTTTATCTAACTGAAAGGATAGGGATAATACAACTCCCTCATTTGTTTTTTTAACTTCTAACATATTGTTTTATTGTTTTGTAAAGATACGAATAATATCTGAAACTACCTATTAATTTCTTATATAATTTAATATATCTTCTTGAGAAAGATTTGAATTAAAAATATCAGCAAATGAAGTAACACTGTTACCTGGTATACTGCTAATCTTTTCTTGTATATTCTTTTCTTTATTTATCTTTTCTTCTTCTTTCTTTTCTTTAGATACAGATTCTCCACCTACCGAAAATCCACCTGCGGTTAATCCACCTTCGGTTAATCTATCAGTAATAAGGTAATGATAGTTAAATCTACCCAATGCAGCTCTTTCTTTAATTACTTTAATGTATCCGGCAATAACACATTCTTTCCAAACTCTATTGAATTTTGTTTTATTCATATTAAGAGCTTTTTGAACCTGACATTTGTATATAATCCAACTTTCAGGTAAAGAAATAATAAACATAACCAAAGCCCTAGCTTCTAAAGTTAGTTTATTATTTTGAATTAATTCATTTGAAATAGGTGTGAAATTGTGTTTAGAAGTATTGACACTTCTTATAATCTTAGTTGTGTTTTGTTGTACCATTTTATTTTATTTTTGTTTATCCTACATATAAATACTAAGTAGTTTTTCCAAACACCAAAAATGTGGATAACTTTATAATATTTTTTTATTTATAATCTTATAGAAACGGATAACCCCATTATTTTGTAACCTATCCATTTCAGGCTTAACATAAACTGTACTACCTACATAGATTGCATCCTTATCACTCCATGCCCATATGTTATCTATTGTAATAGGTTTAGTACCTTTATCAGTTTCAATAAGGAATTGTACTTTGTATTGTGTACCAGTTTCCTTTCTTAATATAAACTTTTCTTCTTCTACTCTATCCTTCATTTCTTTAGATAGAGAATTGAGAAGCGCCGTTAAGCGCCTCTCAACGGATAATAATCTATCTTCCATCTTTAACAAATTTAATATAATCATTTAATGATTTAGTTAAATACTCCAATTCAGTAATATCTTTTAACTCAATTGTATTTGTTGGTTTAGTATATAAACCATTTGAAGTTGTAATGGTAATCTTACCATTCTCAACTTTATTTATGTAAACTCCGTTCATAATTTATTTGTTTAGTGATAATCCTTTTCTGTAATAAATGTTGTTTAATTCCGTTTGTATCCATGCTTTTCTAAAAAGTAATGTATCTACTCTTTCTTTAGAAGATGGATGGTTTTCTTGTTGAGCCCATAATATTTTATCATAGGTTTCTTCTAATTGAACCTTAAGGTAATCCTTTAATGATTCGGTGTGATTGATTGTATTTGCCATTTTTATTTCTCTCCGTTTGGTTACCTACGGGGATATAGAGGTTTTGTTTTAAATTAAGGGGAGTATATTTCAACTCCCCATTGTTTGATTATTTTTTATTGTTATATAATTCGTTAAATGATTGTAGTGTATCACATAATTCATATTCTTCTTTTTGAATTAAATTGTTTAATACATTTGGATATGAGTTTTCAATAAGAGTATCTGAATATCTTAATACCTGGCAATCTTCTTCTCCATCATAACTTAATACTAAAATTGGGCTATCTACTTCAACATGTGAACCATCTTGATTTAAGAGGGGCTTGTTTGTTATTTTTGATAACATACAATCACATAAAATCTCAAATAGATAATTATCTATTGATTCAAACATTTCTTCAGCTGATTGAAATTTTACTACTAATGGAAACTTTAATGTTTCAATACCACTAATAGGATTTGATGGAAACTCTAATGTTTCAGTACCTACAATTGATTCCGTTTGTTTGAGTGTCATTTTACTCATAGTTTTTGTTTGGTTACCTATACACCATAAGGTTTTATTTGTAGGTTGAAGAATACCCTCAACCCTTAATACAATAAAGATACGAAGAAGTATCCATATTTCCAAATATTTAAGTAGTTTTTTTAGGGGTGAAATGCGTAACTCGTTGATAATCAATAAACTATTTTCTAAGTGATTGATTATCAATGAGTTACATATTAGCCCCTTTTTAACCGATTTAAGGGGTTAAAATAGGAAAGGTAGGGAAATACCCTACCTAACCCTTAAAACCTCAGGAATACCCCTTAAAATGAGTTTAATACGTTAAGTTGTAAAACTAACCAATCCCTCCTTAAAGTAATAATTTCCCATTCTCTTTGGGATAGTGTATAGTTTTCAGGTAAACAATCGGTTAATTTTAGTACCGATTCGGCGCTAGTAATTCTTTTATTACACTCTTTAATTTCATCCTTTAACCATTCTTTAAGATAGTAGGTTACTTCATTGTGTGTGAAATACTTTTCACTTTGAAACATTTCATTGTAATTTTTCATAACTGTTTGTTTTATTTTGTTTTATTTTATTTGTTTAACATCAATATAGGATTGAACATCCTCAATGAATTCACTTAAAATAGCGTGAGAGAATATGTATTCATCATTTATAAGCAATGAATGTTGAAAAGCACCTGGCCATAATGGGTCATTTGATTCACTAAATACAATTTTAAACTCATCGTAACTTAATGTAGTATCATTCCAGTTTGGTTGGAATCCACCTACTGATTTGATTGGGTTTGAAAAACCTAATTTTTGGAATTGATTTATTGTTTCCATAACTTTTATTTGGTTGACCTGTTACACCATAAGGTTTTGGTTGGGGAGAGGAATACCCTCATCCCTTATATAATAAAGATACAAAGAACTTTTGAAACTACCAAATATTTTAGTAGTTTTTTTGAAAGATTTTTGATTGAAAATCAATGAGTTAGGCATATATTTTACCCTAATACATAACTCATTGATAATCAATTAGTTACTATTTTAGGAAAGAAACTACTGTATTAAGTGACCATATTGGAGAAACTTCTCCATTTTCAAAAGAAACCCTAAATCCAGCTTTTGTTTCAACATCGTTGTATTCACCAACTTCTTCATAACAAATTTGAAATTTTGGATTAGTTAAAAAAGGTGATGGATTTCCCTGCGAAATACAATTACCATATTTGGTAATAACTCCGTAGTTTCTTAATTCACTTTTAAGATTCAATAATTGTTGTTTATGATTTTTCATAATGTTCTGGTTAGTATAACCAACCACTCTTTTTGTTTGTGGGAGAGGAATACCCTCAACCCTTATATAATAAAGATACGAAGGTTATTTGGTATTTCCAAGCCTTTTAGTAACTTTTTTTGGAGGTTAAATCGTAACGTGTTGATACTCAATAAACTATTTTTTAACTCATTGATTATCAATGCTTTAGTTAAATTAGTATATTTTGTTAGTAGTTCCCTCATTTATATAAAGATACGAAAA